CAAAGATATGCGTTTACCCAAATACTCTTTGAGTAGTATAGGATGATGGCCATCCTTAGATTCAAATAGTGGATTGAAATTTTTCACGAAAGGTTGCAACTCTTGAGAGAAGATTTCAAAGAACATCTTTCTTTTCTGTAACCAATCGTCATAATTCTTTTCATTGAAGTTTGCGATATATCCATTACGCTCTTGAATAAAGTTTGAGACAAAATAGTTTAATAGTTCACCATCATCATATTTGCGTCCTACCTTGACAAAGAAAATACGATCTTTCCGTTTCCAGAAAGAGTCTCTTTTTACTTTTGTTTGCCCACTAAATTTGTGATAATCATAATCACCTTTGAAATGAGCCTTCAAAGCACAATACATCAAATATACGTCAACTGCTCGCATCGTCTTTTTTGTAACCGTCTTCTTCTACTCTACGTTCATGTTTATCATTCGTGATACTCGCTGCAATGAAACTTGCAGCTGCAAGCATAGGAATAACATATATCATCTTATCTGTTAAATATGCTGTGATGTAGGTTGGAAAGAGAACAATAGCTCCCTTTACCAAACCTTCTTTTAGTCCTTCTTTAATTTCCATATGATTTGAGGCTTATGGCCCTCTACTGTAATAGGTAGTGAGATAACATTAGGGTCTGCATCCCTTGGGCCCACTAAATGCCATGTATTACCATCCTCAATGTCTTTTGCTGCTTTATCAAAAAACTCTTGGTTGTCTGTTACAAATAATGCACCAAAAAGTGCTATGACTAATACTATTCCCATGTTGACTCCTATACTGGTAATTGTGCTTGACGAGGAAGGAAATTTAATTCCCTTGCGTTGGCCTCAATCTTTTCTTTAAGACCTTTTGAAATAAGAGAACCTACTGTGTCTGGTTCAATCCCTTCTTTATTACAATACCAAAGTACTGCTTCCATATGGGATATGGATTTATTTTTTGCGATATTTTCAATTTCCATCGAAAAAGTTTTTGGTGTGTTCAATAACATTAATATTCCTTTAATAAAGTGGGGGCTAACCGTGGCCCCCGGCGTGTTTATTTGGTAACAACCCCCCACCCCTATAAAATCCTTCTATCCTTGTAGGTACGAGATAGAATTTCCTACGGTATGCATCCATTTCTACGTAGGCTCGAAATGGTAGGATGTTTTATAAGGATAAACATCAACCCGACAGTTTTAGAAGCCAATTCTAAAATAAATCCTTTATATTTGCAATAAATACCGGCCTATTACTGGACTATCTCTCCTTTCTATGTTACAACTCTATACTCGCCTTAGTGCGTTAGTATAAAAAGTGGGGATTATTCTGTTACTAGGAAACCCCCGAAACCCTATCCGATCTACGCTGCGAGAGCGTAGTCTTGAGATGCTACGAAATTATCGTTGGCATTTATAGTTTTTGACCAATAACGGAGTCATCCGACAATTCTCCACTTCTCTATTCCACGCCAGTCGATCCTATTTCGCCCCCATCAAAAACCCACTCGGCCCTCAGTGGACTTTTGGTGGAGGCGTTGGGTACTGCCCCCAAGTCCTGTACGTCTTTCAATCCGTATCATCGAATTGTATTATATTTATAACATAATGCATTTAAAATGTCAAGTACTTTTTCACAAAGCAGTTCCTAATGATGGACTGTTTAGTTTACCATGACCAGAAGATAGAATACACATGAGTCTTTCTTCATTTGGCATTTGTTCTAGGAAAGTATAACTACCTGTATTTGAATTAAATACCATCATGGCCACAACTTGTTTTACAGCTTCGCCTGGATTTTGAACACCAAGTTTACCCACGAACACAGGAACTTCACCAAACCTTTTTTTCATTCTTGTAAGCATAACATCAACTCTTCCACATATAACAGGTTTAGTGCTTGTAACTACCGTTTGGGGCGGTATATCTTTATTTGCAAATGGGTTAAAATTTGGTACTTCTTTTTTAGGTGTTGGCACTTCTTTTTCTTTAGGAAGTGCTTTCACTTCTTTTACAACCTCTGGCACTGTTTCCGTTTCAGCTGATTGCGTTGTTTGACAACCCACTACTAGAAACATCGCCATCAGAATTGATAGGTGTTTCATTTTGTTCGCTCCATTCGGTAACTGTCTCTTCCAACATAGGAAGATACTCTTCTTTATTCTTCACAAATTCTTGAACAGTGCCATCCTCAGTTACCACAAGAATAACTACTTGATTGATTTCAATTCCTGTTCTTTCTCCAAACATCTCAGCATAGGCACTGCCTTGGATGTAGTAATTTTCATTCCAAGAATCAGATCGCTCCTTTGTAGATGTTTTGAAATCAATTATAGAAAGAGTACCTTTGTACTCAGCAATGCAATCCACTCGACCTGCTACTTTATATTTATCACTATAAAGTCCACATTCTTGAGCATAAATGTTATCAACATGAACTAATACTGCTTTTCTTAACTGTTTGAATAAACACCAAGGAAGAAAATGTTTTGTATGTTCTGCAAATTTATCTGGAAAATCCCTATGCATATTGTTAAGGTAGTCTTCACACATATGGTGAACCTTAGTGCCTCTTGCTGCAGCTGTTCTTGCAACATAGTTTGCAACTTCTTCACCGACACGTTTACGCCATTCAAACAATCCTTGTTTGTTACGAATAGAGAGTACAGTAGTTATAGAAGGATACTTATTTCCTTCTGGCGTTACGTAGAACCTTTTTCGGTTTATCGTTTCCGTTGTCAGTTCTGGTAGATTCACTTGTTTGTGTGTAAACATAATCTTTTTCTTTCATAGTGTAAGTCACATTAACAGTAACATTTTTGTATGATGTATTCCAAGGATTCCAAAGGCTGTCAAATTGTGGATTAGACATTTTTGATTTCCTTTTTACAATGGGTTTACCCCATAGTTCAGCTGGAACGTCTTCTCTTACTGGATAAAATTCATCATATGACATTTCGTAATTTCTCTGCTACATCACCAGCTGTCTGAGAATCTTGACCATACCATTTACTAGCAACTATTGAATTAGCTGCTTTTTCATAATCTGGTGGATCAGCACAAATACTACGTTTCATTATACCAAATTTTGATGTTCTTTCAGCACCAATCTCTTTTACCATAGTAGTAATTACTTCTTGAACTGCAACTGGTAAATTATCAAAATTCTCATAGACTGTTTTACAATCATTTAAAATATTTTCACTCATTAAACATTCCTCATTCTTTCAACAAGACGATCTGCTCGTTTTGTTACTTGACGATACCATGCAGAGTCAACCATCTCATCTGCAGCAGCATTCCAATCTTTGGCATCTACTCCACGTTTCATACCTTTAAATTTACTCAAACGTGGCCGCCCCATATTAAACATCATGTTTGCAACGATTTGTTGCACTTCTTCTGGCAGATCATCAAAATCTGGATAGAGAATTAAACAATCTGCAATTACTGTTTCAACGTCTTGGTTGAAGGCTTCAATACATCGAGCTTCATCAACTTTTGCTCCCACGTCGGCTCCGTGTTCTGGATCACTTTCTCTGACCAAGTGACCGATACCGAAAGTAGGATAACCAAGGTGATCCAAATATATTTCATGAACTACCCCCTCATCAATCTCTAATTGTTCTCTAAGTTTTTCTATATTCATTAGTCCATACCCCCACTTAATCCAAGCCTGACTTTGTTAATAATATAACTACGAACAAAACCAGAGCGTACTATGTCACCGATTTCAAATTCGGTACAATTAAACTCATCCATTTCATCCAAGATTCGCATAAAATCATGGAGCCCATTTCTTTCATTATGTTTTTGTAAATCTGTTTGATCGAAATCACCACAAAATATAATTTTAGAATCCTGTCCTACCCTTGTCACAATTGTATCAAGCTCATGAAAGTTTAAGTTTTGACATTCATCTACTATAATGATTGTGTTATCAAATGTCAATCCTCTTAGAAAAGAAGTTGACAAAAAGAATAAACTTCCTTGAGCTTTTAACCTATCATACAGGGTATTGAATTGTTGTTCGTTAGGTTGCTCAAACATAAACTGAACCATGTTCTGATATGGAACTTGATACAGTGCAGCCTTATCTTCTTCATCGCCAGGCAGAAATCCAATCTCTCTTGTAGGAATGAGAGAACGAACAAGAACTACTCTATCAGTTTTAGATTTTCCATCAAAGATTTCTTTTAATGCGAGATAGAGTGATATGAATGTTTTACCTGTACCAGCAGAACCAAATAGAAATTGATTCTTACCAGATTTCCAAGTAGAAAAAACCTGCTTCTGATTATCAGTAATAGGTTTAATAGGAACTAAATTTGTGTGGTTTATTTCTTTATTTTTCTTTGTTGACATGATATACCTTATTTATTAAAAGTGAGAGAGGGAGTTCCCAGGCACCCCCTCTCTCTGGCGCATGAGCGGAGTGACTTCCCAGCTTACGTAGATGCTGTGCATCCCTTGCTGAAGTTTGCTGTCTCGCTCGCACCATAACTATTTATTATTTAATATTGAATTTAATTTCCCCTCATATTTTGCTGTTGCATTTCTATAAGTAGTTTGTGCTTTACGTTTACTTGCACTAAGGTTTGTTCCCCATTTTTCTGCCATAGGAGAGTAAGGATTTGCATCTGCAATTTGACCCATTCGTTCTTTAAATGCAGTTGGTTCTTTAGGCCCAACTCCCATAATATGATCGCCTGGTAATGCAATAGGAACAAACACTTGATTTATATTTGGATTATCTTCAAGAAATTTTTCTTTAGAATCCATTGGCATAAACTCAACAAACTGTTCACCAGTTTCAGTATCTTCAAATGTATAGTTAGGCATTATACTTCTTTCTTTTTATAAACGCATTGAATTTCTTTAACTGCAACTGCTTCTGGATATACCGTTTTTGCATATGCTTTTAAATTTTCAAGGTCTTTCCAAATCCATTCTTGACATTTTTCTACATCAGTAAACACTAAAGGTTCTCCTTGAAAAGTATTAATACTTACAGAGTCTTTTCCTTTGTACATAGGATCAGCAAAAAACATCACGATCAAAATTATCATTTCTTTCATACATCAAGCTCCATTTGTTTTGACTCTGTTAATTCTTTAATGCGAACATAAGCATTTTGCAACTGTTCTTGGAGCTCTCTTACATTGTTACGGAGAATTTCATTTTCCACTCTTAGAGTGTCACCATTATTCAATCCTCTTGCATAGTTAATCTTTTGCTCTTCTGGTGATGTTGCTCTACTTTCTTGCATCTTTCTAACTATGTAACTCGACCGACTTTCCCTTTGCACCTGTTTCTCCTATGAACCATGCTGGCATTTCACGTTTAGTCCAACGTGCAAATCCAGACTTCTCTATTATATAGTAATTCTGATATGCAAGAACTGTATCCTCACCCTTACACAACTCTGGCATACATTGTGGTGGATCAGTAAAAGGAACACCATGAACAATATTAAGAGGTGGCATATACAAAATATTACGCAACCTTTCAGTAGCATGATGCTTACCATATCGGTGTGTGTACTCTTTCATAAGAGCATCCATGTGTTTCCACAACCATCTATAATTTTCAGATGATGCACGAACCCAAATGGTACTAGGATGATTCTTGTGAGCCATCTTGTAGAAACCACCACGATCTGCACGATAATCACCATCAAGAACACGATGAGCAGTTGACAACATTTGAGCAGACTCAAGTATCATCTTGACAACGTGCTTGTCGCACATCATCTGAGCTGCAATCACTGGATTACGATCTAAGTAAAAGATATTCATCGACCAAATTCTCCATATCCCATTACAAAATTTTCTGCACAATCCTCAGCATATCTTTCACTGTGAATCTTCATACCACGTAGTTCACTAAAGCCCTCTTTATACATATCTACGTAATACACTTTCTTTTTGTCATCCCACAAAACTTTTGCGATACGATCATCATATTGATCTGAACCAATATAGGTTGATAACTCTTTCATTTAATCTCCCATTTGTAAAAAATATGATCTTGTATTTCCACCGTTTTGATTTTAGTCTTTGCCCATGAAGGTGTTACATAATCAGCATGGTAGAAAACTGCACCGTCTGTTATATCTATAAACGGTAACTTATTATAGACTATAGACTCTGCAATTGTCAATAGTCTTTTGTAAGTTTTCTTTTGTTTTGGTTCATCACTCTTACCGTCACAATACCAAGAGAACTGGCAACGGTGTTTTACTGGATAAAACTTTGCATCATTTGGGTCTGGTGTTTGTCGAGTCTTCCAAGATTCTCTAGTTGGGCCTTGTTCAATTACCTCACAAATTGTATTTGGAAACTTAGGATCATTTACCCTATTCAGAACAACAGCTGAAACTGCAAGTAATCCAGCACTACCTTGATTTCGTGCTTCATGATACATATTCATTGCAAGACACTGTACTGATCTATAATCAATAAATGTTTGTTGTGGACTTTTAACCACAGGCAAAGTTACAGGAGTCATTACTGTCATCAGGCCTGCAAGAGCAACTTCTTTTATCATGAATGTGTCCAACTCATTATTGTATAAAACCAAAATCCAAATGCAGACATACCTATAACGAATGCTGCAATATCTGGATCAATGTAAGGTAATTTCATTAACGCCTCATTCTTGCAACTTCTGTGGCTTGTTTTTTACCACGAATAGGTACTGCATTAGATTTGTGCATTTGTGCAATACCGATTATTTCATCACCAGTATAAGTGTTTTCCTCTTTTTTTGACATACTAGGATGATATGAAGGAATGGTGCCGGAAGTAGGAGTCGAACCCACGACCTGAGCATTACAAGTACCCCGCTCTACCAACTGAGCTATTCCGGCTTTAGATTTACCAATACCCATACGTTTAAGGTATTTTTGATGTTCTTTTTCTGCCGCAAGAAGGGATTTAGATTTCTTACCCTTCTTACGTTTTCTCGTATTGGTGGTTGTCCAATAAGATGGCAACAAGTGCATAGTCACGCAAGTTGTCCTTTCTTATTCATACCAACAATACCCCACAACATTAGGGTGATCCCCACGGCTGCTGTTGTGATGATGAGAGAGAGTGGGGCAGAACCTTCGATTCCACCCACCGTGAGGATCAAACTTATTAAACCAACTACAAACCGTATCATTTCAGATAACAAGCTCCTGTCCATTGAATCGGATAGTTACCTTCAAGGACATTTCCTCGAGCAGCATTTCGAGCAGGGGCAGCCCAACCAGCAGGCATCAGAATATCACCCAACTTGAATTTCTTGTCATTCTCAACACCGACAACAAATGCCTTAACACCACCACCTTCTTCAAAGATTTTGATGTACTTCTTACCATATGAGATGGTGAGTTTTTCAGC